CCACGTCCCGCAGGTCCGGCACGCGACACTGAACCCGGACGGTTGGTTGCCGCAGTCGTTCTTCGACGAACTGGAGGCCGAGGTGCGGCTGGAGAACGGCACCTGGAGCCAGCGCAAGAAGCGCAATGAGTCGTTCGACTTGTGCCGGATGATCCGCGCCGGTCTGCTGCGCCTGGGCCTGGACAAGGTCATGGACTGGAATGCCGTGCCCGCGTGGCTGGCGCCGCTCGCGCAGAACAGCGAGATCGTGCTGCGCGTCGACCGCCAGGCGGCGCAGGCGAACACACCGATCGCGCCGGCCGAACCGCCGGAGGTGAGGGTGATCCGGCGGGCGGCGCCGAAACAGCGGCGGGTTTCGCGTGCCGCTTTGTAGTTGCAGCGCGCGAAAGGCGGTGCTAAAGTCCGTCCCGGGACGCGAGAGCGTTTAATAGTCATCCGAGACTCAAAGCGGCGTATCCTGCCTCTCGAAACGCGGGCGGAAAGTCCTCCGAAAAGGGCCTCGAAATGCCGACATAAAGTCGGGTCTTCGGGTGAGCTGCTCCAGTAGTGCCTCGGCGTTTACCGTGACTTGTGCGCGTCGGGGTTCGAACAGGGCGGCTCGCCCGAAGGTGATGGGCCTTCGGATCTGGGGTTCTTCCGGTACGTTCTTTTGTCTCCTCCTCCCTCGACGCCCCGGGCTTAACCTCCCGGGGCGTTTTTATTTCCGAAATTAAATGCGAAATACCGCCGCAGCAGTATTTCGCGCCCCCCGCGGCATGATGGCGCACCGCTTTCGCAGGACGCGCAGCCATGCCCGCAGACATCACTACCTTGCAGAACCGGCTCGTCGCCCTGAACGAGATGATCGCTTCGGGCACGCGCTCGACGACGCTGGGTGACCAGACGATCACCTTCAACACGACCGCCTCGCTCATCACGGCGCGCGACGACCTGGTCAAGCAGATCGCGGCAGAGGGCGTCGCCAGCGGCACGAGCACCGCGCGGCCCCGCCAGACCTACGCGTTCTACACGGGCAGGGGGTTCTGATGGCTCAGCGACTGTCTGCCAACGGCAAGCCGCTGGGTCGCCCTCCGAAAAACAAGCCCGAGGCGCCGCCGGCCCAGTTCGACCGCACGAAGCTGGTCAACGCGATCAAGTCCGTCCAGGCGCGCTACGACGCGGGCGGCAATGGCCGACGCATCGCCGCGTGGCAACCGCCGTCCAGCGGGCCGAACCGCGCACTGGCGAACCTGCAGAAGATCCGCGACCGCTCGCGCGACTCGACACGCAACGACTGGGCCGGCGAGTCGACCGTCCAGAAGTGGGCGACCGCACTGGTGGGCATCGCCATCACGCCGCGGTTCAACAAGGTCACGGACAAGGTGCGCAAGAAGGCGATCACGGAGCTGTGGCAGGACTTCGTCGCCCAGGCTGACGCCGACTGCGTGCTCGACGCCTACGGCCTGCAGACGCTCGTGGTGCGCACCTGGTTCGATGGCGGCGAGTGCTTCATCCGGCGCCGTGCCCGCTTCACCGACGCCGGCTTCCCGGTGCCGATGCAGGTCCAGGTGCTGGAGCCCGAGATGTGCCCGCTGCTGGACGCCGACACGTACGTGGGTCTGCCGGCGAGCAATATCATTCGCAGCGGCATCGAGCTGAACAACCGCGGCAAGCGGGTCGCGTACTGGTTCTACAAGCAGCACCCCGGTGACCCGTCGGCGGTGATGACCTACGACGCGAACGACCTGGTGCGCGTGGCCGCGAGCGACGTGTGCCACGTGTTCCAGCCGCTGCGCGCCGGTCAGATGCGCGGCGTGCCGATGGTCGCGCCGATCCTCGCCAAGCTGCGCAACATCGGCGACTACGAGGACGCGGTCCTGGAGCGCCAGAAGATCGCCAACCTGTTCGTGGCGTTCATCACGAAGGCGCTGCCCAAGCTGGACCCGAACGACCCGGTGCAGAGCGCGCTCGGTGACCAACTGGTCGAGGTGATCGACGACCTCGGCCAGGAGTCGGCGCCGCTGGCACCCATGGCTCCGGGCCTGATGCAGGAGCTGGACGACGGGCAGAGCGTCACGTTCGCCAACCCGCCCGAGGCCGGCACGATGTACAGCGAGTACATGCGCACGAGCCACCTGGGCAGCGCGGCGGCGTCGGGCCTGCCCTATGAGCTGTACAGCGGCGACATCCAGAACATCAGCGATCGAACGCTGCGCGTCCTCATCAACGAGTTCCGCCGACTGGCCGAGCAGCGCCAGTGGCAGATCCTCATTCCGCAGTTCTGCCAGCGACTGGTCGAGTGGTTCGCAGACGCCGCCGCATTGATCGGCCTCGTGTCGATCGACGAGCTGCCGCTGGTCAAGCGCTGCACGCACTCGCCGCACGGCTGGGAATACATCCACCCGGTGCAGGACGTGCAAGGCCGCGCCCTGGCGGTGCTCAACGGTTTCGAGTCGCGGGCGCAGGTCGTGGGTGAGCGAGGCGACGACATCGAGACGGTGGACGACGAGCGCGCCGCAGACCAGCAGCGCGAGGTCGACCTCGGGCTGCGGCCGGACCCGACGGCGATGCCGGACCCTAACGCGGGCGAGAGCCAGGGGCAGTCCGGCAATCAACAGCAGGGCGACCAGCAGCAGACGCAGAAGGCGTTCAAGCAGCTCCAGGCGTCCATGCACGAGTTGCAGGCCCTGATCGATGCCCGCGCGCCGGCCAACCTGGTCGCCCAGGTGCGCGCCGTCGTTGCCGAACAAATCGCTGCGATCGGCAGCGATGACTGAACAACAATCCGGGCCGCAAAAAAGAGGGTCGAGCCGGAATCTCGCAACCCCCTAAAGTAAGGAATTTTCACTGATGAGCGAAACCGGCGTCGCTTTGTTCGTCTCTTCGTTCTCGGCGACGCTGCTGGCGTTGTTCGGGATCGACTACTACAGCCTCTTCTGGGCGGGCCTCGGGGCGACCGCCATGCTGCTCTATGCCAAGCCGACTACGCGTGGGAAAGCGGCACTGACCGTGATGGTTTCCACGATGTTGGGGGCTGCACTCGGCACCGCCCTTGCCGAACAATTGGGTGGATCGCGCAGCGTCCTGATCGTGTGCGCGATCGTGTGCGCGTCCGGCCCCCAAATCCTGATCTCCGCTCTGCTCAACCGCGTTGTCACGGAGATCAACCGTGGCGCGGCGCCGCAGGCTGCGGATTCCTCCAACCACACGCCGGGTGCTTGAACCGATGGAAGCCATCATCATGATCGCAGACCTACTGATCTATGGGGTCACACTTTTCCTCGCGGCGATTGCCACCGGAATGAGCTTCTGCCGCATCGCGGCGATCGACATGAAGGGGGTGCAGTACCGATATGTCGCACCCTTCGTGCTGATCTTCGTGGGCTCGCTCGGCGTGGCCGTCTCACTGCTCGGGGGTGACCGAGCAAGCTGGTTCCAGCCGCTGCTGCTCCTGGCTTTCGTGATCTACCTGTGGAACACGAAGGTCGACTGGGTCAAAGGCATGCCCGAGAACTACAACCGGAAGGCCCGGATCATGCGCTCGGCGCTGCCGACAAAGACGCGACACCGCGTGGTCTTCGAAAACGCCGCGGTGGCGCTCGTGACGATTCTGGCGATCGGCGCGGCAGGCGTGGGCTCGGCCGCTGGCCGCGGCAACCCGATCCAGGTCTATTCGGCCTACGCGAAGCCGCCGGTGGCGTTCCCCGGGCAAGACCTGAGCATGCTGGTGACCTACCGCCGACTGCGGGTCTGCCCGGGGTATGCGTCCAGGTTCATCGTCAGCCAGGAGACGGGGGAGATCGCACAGCGCTTCGACCAGATGCCCATTGGCGGCAGCGAGGTCGGCCGCAAGTACGTGGACAAGCCGGTGGTCCTGTCGCTGGACGCAGCACTGCAGCCCGGTCGCTACGCCTATCGGGCGATCTTGTACTCCAACTGCAGCGACGCGAACTACACCCAGGTGATCCCCGACGTGCCCTTCGTGGTGGCGGTTTCGCATCCGAATTGAAATCTGCGAAATTGTGACGCAGATGTGCTAATCAAGGTACTTCGCATAATGCGCAACATCCCGCAAAGGAATGCGCAACCATGCGAACCTGCTACACCTTCAAGGCCGCTGCCACGGCCGACGCTGCTGACGATCTCGACATCTACGACGAGATCGGCTTCTGGGGCGTCCAGGCCAAGGACTTCATCGCGAGCCTGAAGGCCAGCTCGGCGAAGTCGATCAACGTCGGCATCAATTCGCCCGGTGGCGACGTGTTCGCGGGCCTCGCGATCTACAACGCGCTCAAGGGCTCGGGCAAGACGGTCAACGTCAAGGTGATGGGCATCGCCGCCAGCGCGGCGTCGGTCATCGCCATGGCCGGCGACACGATCGAGATGCCGGGCAACTCGATGATGATGATCCACAACCCGTGGACCTTCACCGCCGGCAACGCCGACGAGCTGCGCGAAGAGGCCGACGTGCTGGACAAGATCGGCGCCGGCCTGACCGGCATCTACGCGAACAAGTCCGGCCAGCCGGCCGACAAGATCGCCGCGCTGCTGGCGAAGGACACCTGGCTCACCGCTGCCGAGGCGAAGGAGCTGGGCCTGGCGACCGTCGTCACGGACGACGTGGCGGCCAAGGCCAGCTTCGACCTGGCGCGGGCCGACCTGCCGGCCAACGTCGCCGCGATCTACGCCGCCGCCAA